CAAAATAAATAAAGATGTTTCCGTCGAGGATCATGTCAATAATAATGTTTCTACGGAAAGTGTTAATATCTTGAAAGGGGTTTGGTTCTTTATTTAGAAGAAGATCAATCTTACTTCTTTTAATATTTTTTGCTACGCTTAATCCTTTGTGCTGCATTCCTACACGAGTAGGAATTTCAGCTGAATCATCTACAATCATGTTTACGGCGCGATTAACGATTTCTATTTCTTCGTATGCGCGCTCATAGTTAAATGTAGGCTCACGAGAAGGTTCGATCTTATGATCAAAATAAGGCTGGGCAGGATTTAACTTTTCGCTGTAGTCATCATCTGCAGCTTTAGTGGTTCCTCCGAATATATTGTTATACCATGCCACAACGAGTCTCTCTTGCTTCTAAGTAAGCACTGTGTGCTTCTTCTGGTGTATTATAAAGGCCTAAATAATGCACAACGCCTTTTATTTTTATTTGAACTTTGAATTTGTTGCCGTGTTTTACGTACCCTTTTGCCTTATACTTTCTGTTTAAACAATTTTCTCTATTTGTCACTTCTCTTAAATTTTCTATTCTGTTATCTGTAACTTTGTGGTTAATGTGGTCTAAATCTTTTTCAGGCCACTTTCCATAATGTAGAGCCCAAGCAATTCTGTGAGCTTTGTAAGCCTTACCTTGAACTCTTACGCATATATAGCCTTGCTTATCTGTAGCTCCTGACGGTTTGCCTGCTAAAGCTCTGCCCCTACTTATTTTATTATACACTGTTCCGTTTTCTAAGTAAAATAAGCTTTGTAGCTCTTTAGGCGTCAATAATGCCATGTTTTTCTCGCTGAATCTCTACCCAATTCATTTGTTTTTTCGCAGTTCCTAGACTAGGGTTTCTGCCATAAATTGAGTGCAGTTTTAAATGGTGTTCGTGACAGATAGTTACTGTATGTTCGTAAAGTTCTGCCCAGTTTTCTTCAATGAATTCATCTCGCCAAATTACAATGTACTCATCAGTATAGTGTTCTGGACGTATCTTCTGCTTCTCTTTTAACCATTTGTCCAATAAAGGACTTAAACTATAAAAATGGTGAAAGTCTAGCTGAGTAACTTCTCCACAAATGTAACATTCAGATCCTTTTTCATATTTTGACTTTGCTCGATCTCGAATGTACTTAATTTTGTCTCTTTTGAGTTCTTTCATTTTCTATAACCAGAATTATATCGTTTGATAGGTAAATTGTCAAATACTATTTTTCAGCTGGTATCTCTAAAAGCCAGAGTTACTAGTTTCAAATGAGTACAAGGCATAGCGGAGGGCATCTGCCATATGCGATGATCTATTGTGTTTCGGCTTTTCTTTTGCAAGATTCGGATTTGGGTCCCACTGATACTGGTCTAGTGCAGAAAGCGTTTCAAGGCAGCGCTGGTCAACCAGTAAATTATCATTATCCACAATACCCGCGACATGAGCAATTCCATCGAGGACGGATTTTTTGGCATTAATAGTGGAAATATCGTAATTTTGAGCAAAATCAAAACGAGTTTGTTGAGCTGCTGAATCAATGTAAATATAATCAATATCCCACTTATCACTAAGCCTTCGAATTTCTGCAGCATGTTGTTCTGTTGTTTTTTCTGCATCTAAATATTCATCGAGGACGTAGTATTTTTCTTCGTCCCAGTCGTATGCGATGACACAGAAGGCTGTGGGGTCTCTGTACCCGACGTCGAGTCCTGCGAATACATCGAATCTTCTCGTCTCAAGGCTTTCACAATTGACCACACAAGTTTCGTGATTGAAATTCCAAATTTGTCCTTCATAGGTGTTGAAATCTGCCTCGTATTCCTGCTTAAATTCAGCTTCGGACATACTTTTTCGAGCTTCCGCAATATCGCTTTCAGACATGCGAGGATTATCTTTATAAGTAGCTCGAATAGAGCACCATTCTGGAAATTCATCACTAAAACCTCGATCAAAGAATTCAGCAAACCAGTTATTCCTACCACGAGGTGTCGAGATAAAGATAGCTTTTGAGTTTTCTTTATCAAGAGTAGGACGAAGTGCGACATTAAATGCATCTCTGCCGTTTGCTAACGCTGCTTCGTCGAAAATAATTAGGTCGTAGCTTCTGCCTACGCAGGAATCGACCTGGTTTACTGAACCCATTCTTACAGTTGATCCATTATCAAGCTCAATTACTTTATCTTTTGCATTATCTCTTTTGACTTCCAGCTCAAAATGCTTAATTAAATTACGCTGTAAATCAAAAGAAATCTGAGACAAAGAATAGTTAGGAGACATGATAAGAATGTTAGAGTTAGGGACTAGCGATACTAGTTGCCCGATAATATTTGCAATGTATGTTTTACCCTGTCTTCGTGAAACTGCTGCACAAACGAAGCGATATTTTGGGTTATTTATTGCATTTATGATAGCCTTTTGCGATGGTAAAGGCTCAACGCCGAGCAGCTCTAGATATTGAGTTACTGGTAATTTGAGGAATCTCGTCTCAGATTGCAAATCAAAAATTTCATCGCCTGTTATATCACGACGACTTACTTGTATAGTCATTATTATCTCTTATAAAGTATTAAGTCAAATGAAGCCGTGGCGGGAAAATTATTTCCCGTTGTACTTGCTCTAAAATCTATATCAGCTTTTGGCCCGATAGGAATAGGTACTGTGTATGTTTGAGTGAAAGTATTTTGATATAACTCTACCTCTCCTCGAATACGGAAAGCGCCTCCAAGTTCTCGAACATACGGCTTAAATGTAGCGTCTCCGCCTTTACCAGCCCCTACAGTGAACTGTGTTCCATACGCGTTAAATGTTGCAGGAATTGTATATACGGCCATTAAAGTCTGAGAGGTACCTGCTTCCATATGTGCCACTACTGTGCCTGTTCCTGATATAGTTCGTGCTGTAATTACACCAACATTAGTAGTATTAGAAATCATTCTAAAGACTCGCTTAAACTGATTCTGAGTTGCTTTAGCTGTTTGGCCTGTTAAAGTAACTGTTTCACTAATCGGTAAATAATCAGCATCCAGTCCATATACTTGTAAGGTTCCTGTATCTGACGTACTTGTACTGATAATATATAAAGTCTGTGGATTATCTAATGCACTCCAAGGATATAATCCTCCCTGCGTCCAGATAGTCTGAGTTCCTGACACTAGATTCCTGTTCGCACCAAATTTATGTTCGAAAGTCTGGTTATAGTCCCTTCCAAGTGCTATGTCTAAATAACTCATTGTATTATTTCCCTACTGCTTTATATTGCAGTTCCTATTGCGACGACTTATTTGTATTGCCATATCAGCCTCTTATTATGCTATTTTTATTAAGGATGCTATTCCTGTTAGTAATAGGCCTTGTAGTTCAATATAGCCTGCACCTTTTTCAATAAGCTGTGCGCGCTCTATATCTTCTAAAACTTCTATATACTCTTCTTTACTTATTTGATCATTTCTGTAGTCTTTTTGAAGATCAAGTAGCATACCTGCAACTGCTGACATTTCTTTGTGGTCGCTGTTTAAGACCTGGTAAAGCTCGTCTCCCATTAATATCTCCTCATAATTGCGCTTGCAATATCACTACTTTGTTTCTGTAATACTTTTTTCTTTAACTTACAGTATGGCTCTGAAATCTGCTCTTTTTCATACAGACCATTTGTAGTCTCTTTCATAAGCACTATAAGTTCCCCAATATCAGAAGATCTTTTACTCTCAGAGTACAAAGACAACATATCAACACTATCTTTTACTGGCTGAACATCTGGGGCGGCGCAGTTAAGTTTTTCTACCTGATGACGAACCTGTACAGAAAGTAAAGATTCGTTATCATCATAAAAACTCGGCAGACCACTACAGGCAGAAAGAAAAATAACTGTAGAAAGTATTAATGCTCTCATTTTTTACCGAATGCCTGTGTACCAAAAAATGCAGCAACTAAAGCAGCTACGGATACAAAATAAGTAGGAGCCATGTCTCCGAGAATAGAACTTGCTTGATCTAACCCTACACCATCTGCTAGTACGACTGCAAAAGGATAGAGGAGCATTCCAAAGAGAGCAAACCAGGTCATATTACGCTGAGCATCTCGCATTGCATCCATATCTTCAAGTTCTTTACGTTTAAACTCAAGATACATTGCTTCTTCTTCTTTTGTAACGTGTCCGTCACCATTAGTATCTGCGGGATGATAACCTGCGGTTTTAATTTCCTCTTCCATTTTTTAAGTCCATGATCTTTGCGACCCCTAGCTTTAGAGCTACATCTAGTGGGGTATAGAGCCAGAAAAAAGGCTTATGTCCAAGTTTTTCCATCTCTTCCCATTTTACAAACTTCAGTGTCCAGTTATCGGCATACATATTACCATAACGAAGAATTGCATGGCCTCCTCCATTTTTGGTAATTACTCTACGAATTTGTGCTTTAAAAGTAATTAGATTAAACCAAAACTTTAGCATCGACTTACCGCTAATTAACCATAAAAGTGTGAGAGCGTAATCTTCACAATCTCCAATATAAGGAGCTTCTTTCATAATTTTCCAATACTCTTTTGAAGCGTACTGATCTTCGTCATACTTATATTTCCAAGAAGCGTTTAGTTCTGCAAGCTCTCTGTCAAACATTACCATTTCACCTTGTTTGCCCAGTAAGCTGCTGACATCTTACCCTTTGCAATGTTCTTTGCATGGCGGGCTTTAAAGGACGCACGTTTCTTTTTCATTGCAGCGGATTCACCAGTTTTTGGTTTTCCTGCCGTCTTTGCGCCTTGTTGTCCGAATCGAATTGTTTTTACTTTGTTTCCGGCTTTTGCTACGACAATGTGCGACTTTTTTGGGTGGCCTGGAGTACGTTTTGGCTTGTTATAGCCAGAGACTCCAGCGCGCTTAAGTCGAGAATCTTTCTTTTTTACTGCTTTTCTTTTACGAGCTGCCATGGGCTACTCCAGAAAAGTGTCTTCTTCATTAGCAATATCTTCTACTACTTCTAAAGTCTTAGTAACTTTTTCTGGCTCAAACGTTTTAGCATAGTCTTGAGCTTCTTTTTCATTGAAAAAATTTCTTGCAACTCCTGTTGAGGTACGTACTTTCCACTTATTTCTTAATTTTTCTACTGTTACAGCCATAGTTATTTCCTTTTCCTTTTCGACTTACGCTTCTTTTTATATCCAGAGGCGTAAATAGCTCGAGCTTGCTTTTCAGCTTGCTTTTTGGTGGGGTATACTTTTCCAGAACTGCCCCACTTATATCCACCTTTTACTTTGCGTACTGGCATTACATAAAAAATGCGCCTGCAAGGGCGGCTACAGCGGCAGATACACAGATCCAGAAAAGCCGCTGAATATTATTGAGTGTGACAGACCCAGCATTTAAACGCTCTGCGTGTTTATCTAAACGCTCTTCATGATTTTCAAGAGTATCGAGAATATCGTTTCGAGCACTCTCTAAACTAATCAATTTCTCTTCCGCACGAGCAATTGCGATCACAGTTTCTGACAATTTATCTATCTTATCCTCAATTCTGTCTAGTCTATTTTGATCTGCTTTTAGGTGCTCGGCGAGTAATGCTTCTAAATTACTCTTGTCCATTCAGTAGTTTTTCCATGAGCTTGCCGTAGTTTCCTTGACCAAATGGAAGTGCTTCATTAATCTGAACATTTGTTTGATTTTTAATGTTCGCACCTTCTGCTTTCATAAGTTCCGCCTGGGCCTTTAATTCGTCCATGCGCATCTTATGAGCCATCATCATCAAGTCTGCAAGATCCTTCGAAGAGTAAACGCCAGTTTCCTGAGCTTCTTCAAGTTTGCTATTAATCATTTCATCAAGAACTGATGCAATATTGTTTTTATTCCGATAGCCCATGTCGAGATAGACAGTATCAATATACTTTTTGACTTCTCGTTTATTTAAGACTTCTACTACTTTGTTTTCGGCTACCCCCATAAAATCGCAGACGGCACGAATGTTGCCGTACTGTAGGTAACAGTTTGCAACTTCGAGTCCTTCGGGAGATATTGTAGTAATTTCTTTAGCCATGCACACATTATATCTGTATAGTCATACCAAGTCAAGAATTATTTTTAACGAGGTCTAATCTGCAAGGGGGTTATCGAGAACAGTTTGTATCTTCTTGTTTAGTCGATCTTCAAGAGCGTTGATCTTAATATTCGTATCTGTTTGTAAACTTTCACGTTTTGTATCAAATCTTTCCGAAGCGCGGTCAATCATATCCTTGACCTTATCTTCCATTTCACGATTTTGATCTTCTACGCGATCTACGTTTTTCTCCATTCGATTAAAGTCATCTCGTAAATCATTTTTAATTGAACGAGAGTAATCAATGGCTTCGTCAAGCTTTGTCTCAATTACAGCGTTTCTTGCTTCAATTGCGTCTACATCAATATTCTGAATAATTTCTTTCATATCCATGTAGTCTTTATAAAATTCAAAACCTCCCCAGAGTGCGCCTCCGAGGGTTGATAAGGTTGTAAGAAGTATCATCATCTTACCACCTTTAAATGTCATTCCACCAAATTCAACTTCTGCCATATTAGTTCTCAAACTGAAGAGCTTGAAGTCTTAACACTTCTTGTTTTAATTTTTGTACTTCGAGGCGCTTTTTCTCGAGCTCGAGCTGATAAAGAATATTACAATTAATGCGCTCTTTTGGCGCTCCAATTGGAATTGTAATTCGAGCATACACACCTACATCATTTACTTCGTTTTGATCTTGCATCATATTTGTGCTAATATCATAACCGCTATTACTTATAAACCCTACCACACCAAACTCAAGGTTTGTCGCAGATCCGATTGCATTCGAGCAGTCTAAGTCTCCTGCACGAATTTTATCCGACTGATAGCTCTGAGGTCCAACAGGTAAGTTAAGATTTAAAGAATTCGACTGACCTTGAGCGCCACAGCTTAGAAGTAATAAAAGTAGAGTTATTTTATTTTTGAGCAT